TAAATGTGAGATACTTCTTAACTGTTCGACTGTAAAATTTGCATCAGGTTTCTTATTAGTACTATGAATTACAATCATAATAAATCTCCTTTCTTTTTATTTATTTTTAGTATATAGTTTTATAAAATGTTTTAAGCATTTTAAATTTTTTAAATAAAACATCTTATAAAAATACATTAAATTTTTCTATTTTTAATAAGATACTAAGAGGAGGCTTATTATAATGAGTGAACTTAGAGTACTACATGATAATGTATTAGTAATTCCATATAAACAAAAAGTAACTGATGCTGGAATTATTCTTTCTAATCGTGCAATAGAAACACAGATTCCTCCGTACTATGTAATTTCTACAATTGGACCTGATGTAAAGAATGAAGATTTAAAAGAAGGTACTGTTGTAATAATTCCTAGGCAAACTGGTAAATGGGTAGAATTTGAAGGTTTTAAATATATTCTAGTAAAAGAATCAGATATACTATGTATTGTAGAAGGTGCTTCTTATGAAGAATCACCAATAGATTAATACTAAAAGTTAAAGGAGATAAAAACTTATGATAAGACAAGTAGATGATGAGTTTAACTTATTTCAACCAACTGAAACTGAAAGAGCTGAATTATTAGCTAAGTTATCAGATGAAGTTTTGTTAACTAATATTGAAGAACAGTTAAAGAATCCTTTCATTAATTCTGTTTCTTATAATGATATGCTTTCTATTTTTGATAATAGATATGACTTTATAATGCAATTCTATCCAGAAGATGAAAGTATTATAGAAAGATGTAAAGACATCAAGAAAAATATCTATAGCAAAATCTATAATGTAATTACAACTAGATTTTCTATTACTTCTGACTTAAATGAAATCATTGGTACTGATGATTTCTATTTCTACACTAGAGAATTATATAATTTCTTTATTCTAAAATATAGAACGAATCTTGTAAATTTCTTCATTAGTTATCTTTATAGTCATAAAAAAGACTTAGTAAAAGAATATGAAAATGAAGAAGAAAAGAAAGACTTAATGTATCGTTCTCTTAAGAAAAATCTTAACAATAATGAAGATATTCTCTTACTTTATTATATGGAAAACATCATAAATGATTTTTCTCAGAATGAAGATGAACCTGAGTTTATTGTAGAAGAAATTATTAGCACAGATGAATATGAAGCTACTAACTTTGCAATGAAAGAACTACTAATTGACAATAGATTTAATACTACACTAGAAAAAATGTTTATTGGAGAATTCTTTAAACCTCTTAATGATGAAGAATTCCAGTATGATATATATTCTAGTATTAGAAATGATTTAATCACTCTATTAAAGCATGGAGGCAAATAAAAATGGGTAAGAAAAGAAGTAGATTTGTACAACAACAAAAATATAATGTACATTTACAGAATAAAGCTCATTCTAACATGAATCATTCTATCAATAGAACTAATCGTAGAATTGAAGAATATAAACAAAACTATGATAATTCTATTAAGGAAATTATGTCAGATTTCTTAAAAGAAAATGGATTAGATCCAGATAGCATTCCTAATAATTCCAGAATTCTAGTTTATGAGCTATTAAAGAAGAATATCAAAAACAAGTTAGAAATGTATACTAAATACATTGAAGAACATCCTGAAGATGAAAGAATTTCTGAATACTATGATGCTCAAACTTTATGTAATGATAGTTTAAAGCAGATTGATTGGATTTATGATTGGATTAAACCTTGTAGTTGTCATGGTTTATCTGATGGTGAAACTTATGAGTCAAGATTAGAAAAAGCTGAAAAGAAACTGCAAGAGTCTGAAAAGAAATTTGATAGCATTTTAGATATTCCTGAAATTATTGATTCTTTAAATAAACCTTATTGTGAAGATCTTAAATTTGATTTTTATCAATTTTGTGGATTTATTATAGAAAAAAGAAACGAATTAGATAAGTATTACATTTACATTTCTAATACTATTAAGAATCTAAAAATTCTTAATTCTGATGATCCAATTGTAGATTTTATGCTTAAACCCTACAAGGATCATACAAAAATTTCTGAAGATTGTGAGAGATGACTATGACTTTTACCTTCTTAAAAAAAGAGGAAGATAAAGTTGTATTTGTTGGAAACAGACTTGATATATACATTCCTAAGTCTTATTTTGACGAAGATATGTTAGCAGAAGAATTAGGAACTGAAGTAAAGACTATAGGATGCTTTGTTATGAAGTATTATAAAGATCCTGAATCAAATAAGTATGATACCTATCAGTTATCATTACCTGAAGATATAACATTTTCATTCTCAGAATTTCAAGATAATGTAAAAGAAGTTTTGATTGAAAGAGATTTCAATGATGACGATGAAAATGGTGATATAGATAGTGATGATAACACAGAAGATACTTATAGAGTTTTTACTTTATATCAAAATGATTCTTTTATAAGTAACTTAAATCATGCTAAATCCTATAAAAATACAGAAAAACTAGTAAAGCTACATCAAAAAGGTAAACTACCTAAATCTATTAGATATAGTGACTTTATTAAGCTTTATATAGAAAATATGGATACTAATAGTACTGACCTACAAGTTCCTTCATTAATTCTAGAACTTACTATTTCTGAGTTAGCTAGATATAAACGAAACCCTGAAATTCCATTCAGACAAGTTATAGGAAAAAGTAATACTAAAGTATCTGAATTAGATTACAAGCAGGTTTCTATAAAAGAATTAGCTATGTTAACTTCAACATTTACAGCTATGACTAGTGAGAATATCAATAAAGCTATTACTTATTCAGTTTCTAAATCTAGAACTGGTGGTAAAGAATCTGAAACACCTATAGAACCAACAATAAAGTATTAAAAAGCATACTTCCATTACCTTATTTTGAGGTAATGGAAGTTTTTATTATTTTTTCAGAACAAGATATTAGATCAAGAAAAATAAAGATACAATTTTATATAATTGCATTATGTGGTATAGGTTTATACCTATATTTTAAAACAAATATATAAAACATCTTTTATATTTACAAATCTTAAAAATTTAAAATAAAAGAAAGGAGGATTCTGCTGTAAGAAATTATTAAGATTATACTATATTTTTACACAGCAGAAAAAACTTATGGCAAATATTAATTATGTACATCCTTCTGTAAGCAGTACCATTACTGACAATTCTACCGTATATATAACCGCTTCAGGTACTACTAAGTTATTTGCTGTCTTTACCTCTGAAAAAGGTGTAGATAATAAAATCAAAATGATGACTTCTGTCTCTGAATTTGTGTTTAACTACGGTGAGCCTAATATGAAATTATATGGTCAGACTGGCTATAATATCGTTAATTGGCTTAATGCTGGTGGTGTAGTATATTGCTTACGTGTACTTCCTGGTGATGCAGGTTATGCAAATGCTATTGTAAACATTCAAACTAAGGTTTCTACTAAACAAGTTCTAAATGCAAATGGTGAATTTGTAGATGTTGATAATGTAGAATTAAGACCTTGTGTTACTTATACCAAAGTTAATAATAAAGAAATAACTGATATTAACTTCAATGAATTAAGACGATCTACTGATAAAACTGTTGATCATTATGATAATAATATGATCTTTGCAGTTATTCCTAAAGGCAGAGGTTCTGGTTATAATGATTTAGGTTTTAGAATTAATTTAAATGATGCTTATGATTCTACTTATGAGTTCAGACTTTATGATTTTGAAGTAACTAAAACTTCTGAATCTGGAAGTGTTTCCACTGTCCAAGGTCCTTTCCTTGTTTCATTAGATCCCGATGCAATGTCTTATAGTGGTTCTTCTTTATTCATTGTTGATGTTATTGAAAAATATTGTGATTATTTTACTATTATTTTCAATGAAGACAATTATGAAAAACTAGCTAAGATTATTAACTCCGATCCCGATGTACATCCTAATAGAATTGATGTCTTCAGTGGTAAAACTCGTTTTGTTGATGGTGAGTATGAAACTTATTATGATGAACGTACCTTAAAAAATGAAGATATTCATATGTCTCTTATCTGTTACGTCAATGGTATAGCTACTGATGAAAGAAATATTGTTGACGTAAGAGATGAGGTTGAAGCTGAAATTGCATCAGTCGATACTTCTTATCGTAATGGTTTATATGAACGCCATAATGATTCCTTTAATAGAATTAAAAAAGCATTAGGTGTAGTTAGAAAGATCCAAAACAATAAGGGTGATGCTAATAACTTTACTTCTATTAGTTTGGATACTATTAAGGATAAGGATGGTTCTAATCCTGCAACTTTAGGTGCTGGTATTGAGAATTTAGAAAAAGATACTACTGTTGAAAAAGCTTATTCAGATTTTAATGACTATAAAGATGTATTAGAAACTAAAAATTCTGTTGAAGGTGATATTGGTGAAGAAGATTATAATATCGCCAATTCATTAATGTATACTTTATCTAGTAGTATAGATAATTTACTCAATCAAATGTATGAACTTTATGATTATTCTAGAATCGGTCAAGGATCAAATCTTTCTCATTCATCAGATGATTATATTAACATTTTAGACGCTTTAAAAAATATTGAAAGTAATATAAAAAATATTATCACTTATGATCTTAACTGTACTAGATATAAAAATCTAATAACCAATTTATTAGAAAAATATACTGAGCTAGATATTTCTAATAGTAATTCTGAAAAAGAAGAATTTTTCTTTGAATTTATTGGTAAATGTGAAAAGATTTTAGGATTTTTAGATAATATTACTGATAGATATAGTGAAGAAGACAGTATCAAATTTGCTAATGGTAAATTAACTGAAGCTGAATCTTTATTAAATTCTATTAAAAATGATTATGATATCTTAACAGATAAATATACTTTATTCGATGATTACACAGAAACTATGGATGCTGCATGGGAAACTATTGAACGTTTACTATCATCTACTAGTTTAGTTTTTGCAATTAATCTATCCTTACTAGAGTATAAAACTAAAATTTATAATTCTATTGAGAATAGTATAAAAAATACTAAAACTTTAATTATTTCTCTTATTGGTGATATTGCAAGTAATATAGCTTCTATTAAATATGATACTGCTAAAACTGCTGTTGATAATGTAAAAGCTAAGATGGAACAATTAGAACAAAATACTTATATTACTAGACTTCAGAACTATGATTCTTTTATTAATTTAAGATATGGTACAGATGGTTCTATTGAAAATGCTGCATGGGCTAATAATAAAGAAATAGAACAATTAATAGCTAAGGGTTATAGTGGTGAAATTGATCCTAGTTTAGAAGATAAAGATCAGTGGCCTATTGATATGGTACTTGATGCTAAATATCCTGTATCTATTAAAAATGCTATTGCTAATCTATGTACTGAAATTCGTAATGACTTTATTGGTATTTTAGATACTGAAGATCAGCCTGATTGCGATAAAGTAATCGAGTATAGAAAGAATTCTATCAGTGTTAATAACTTCCGTTTAGCTATTTTCACTCAGACCTTTATAGTCGATGATGTTAAGTATACTGGTAATAATATTGAAGTTTCTCCTACTTATTTCTTAGCATCCAAAATTCCTGCTAATGATAATAACTATGGTATCCATTGGAACTTTGTTGGTCCTCGTCGTGGTACTATTTCTGGCTTTAAGTCTATTAACTTCTTACCTAATTCTTTAGAAAGAGAAGATCTTTATATTAAACAGATTAACTATGTACAGCAAGACCAGGTTTCTACCAGATTTGGTTCTCAGTTAACTTCTCAGACTACTGTTTCTGCTCTATCTAACATCAGTTGTGTTCGTACTTTATTACGTATTCAGCGTGATGTTGAAGATTTAATGAAGAACTATCAGTTCGAATTTAATGATGACATTACTATTACTAATGCACAGACTGCTCTAAACTCCTACTTAAATCAGTGGATTTCTAATAGAGCTTGTGATAATATCACTGGTACTGTTTATGCATCTGATTATGATAGACAACAGAAGCTACTTCGTGTTAAGATTGAACTTGTCTTCAATTCTATCATTGAAAGAATTGCTATTGACCTAATTGTCAATAACTAATTTATGAACTAATTATTAGACCAATAATTACGGTTGAGAGGATAGAAAACAATCTTTTCTATCCTCTCACATTAAAAATCTAACTTCTAAAATTTGAAAGGAGAAAACTTATGTTAAGACATGACTCTAATAACGTAATTGTCTTTAATGGTAATAATGGTCCTGCAAGTACTAAAAGTTTCTTTAATGGATCTTATAATACTATGATGCTAGACTTTGATCCTCTAGTTTCTGGCTATTCTTTCTTTAAGTGGATTGTAGTTCCTTCTTGGGTTCTTCAGGCTTTCCCTGATTTCCAAGCAATGACTGAGAAAAATTTCCTTTCTGGTTTCTCTCTCGGTGATATTGAACTACAGACTACTCAAGTTACTCATGGTTTTGCAGCTAATGAATACAACATTGCTTCTACTATGAATAAAGCTAATACTGAATTCTCTATTACTCATCGTGAATTCTCTGGATCTCCTATTCGTAATATGTATCAGTATTGGATTACTGGCGTTCGTGATCCTGAAACTGGTATTGCTACTTATCCTAGAGTTCATGGTACTGACTATGCAGCTAAGAACCATACTGGCGAAATTATCTATATTGTAACTCGTCCTGATGCTAATAACGTTGGACGTAACAATATTGAATTTGCATGTTATTACACTGCTGTTATGCCTACTCGTATTATGTTATCTCAGTTTGCATTTACTCATGGTACTCATGATGCAGTAGAATATGAACAGAATTTCCGTGGTGTTTTCCATATGTCTTCTAAGGTTGATGCTTTTGCTAAACAAGTCTTAGACGAAAAAGTCTATGGCTTTATGGAACTTGGTGAATTCGATCCTACTACTCCTGATGCTGGTAAGTTAACTATGGATGAAAGCTTTATTGCTGATACCAGAGTTGGTGAAACTGGTGCTTATGGATATACTGACGTTGATCGTGGTTTAGGCGGCTCAGCTCAGAATTATATCTAATCTAGTTTAAATAAATATAGACTATATCCTTTATGGATATAGTCTATATTTTTATTAGAATCCTCCCATTCCTCCGCCCATTGATGATGCGTCATCAGTAGGTTCAATAGAAGAATTTTTAATAGAAGTCTCTGTTTTATTAACTTTTGCGGATTCAAGGATTTTATCGTATTTACTCCAATCAAAAGTATTAAGAATATCTTTAGTTAATTCTCGTCTAAATTCAGTTTGTAATTCAGCATTATCCTGAGATACCATAGTGTTAGTTATAAAATCTATTATATCTCTAGAATTATTGATACGTTCAGTTATAGTAGTCATGTTAAGTGCTTGAGGGGGAGGGAATTTAACAGATAGTTGTTCTAGATTGAAATAAGTATCTTTTAATTCTGCTCTAGTTTTAGCTACATGATCCTTTTCTTCTTCAGTATCAACTAATACGGTATCATCTTTAGGCTTTTGATTAAGTTTCTTTAGTTTCTTTTCAGCTTTCTTAAGATCATAATCATTAAGGTATTCATTCTGATATAGTAAACGGAACATCTTAGTGAATTGTTCACCTAAAATCTTCTGCCAAACAAGAATAGAACGAACAAACTTACCGTTCATCATTCCTAGTGATCTAGCAAATTCTGTTTGTTCAGAATAACTTAAGAATTCAGGGGGAATACCCATACCAGAAATCATAGACTTTAATAGATATTCTAAGAAATCATTAGTGATCTCTACATTCATGCCAGGGATCATAGTTGTTAATACAAGTCTATTAAGCTTGCACCTTTTGAATTATGCTCTAGATTTTAAACTAGAGATCAGACTATATCTTCTATGTTTTCTATATCCAATGTATTTACATCGTACTATATAGTCGTTGAACCTTATTTAAAAGGCTGCTGATTGTACATTAAGTATTTTCCAGCAATTAAGAAAATTTAGAGACACCTACCCTAAACTTTAAGTGTCTATTTCAACAGGTTTTTGTCCTTCAACTACAGGAATGTAATACTTTGCTTATTATTTCAGAGTTTGTTAAACTCTAAACTCATATTTTCATATGAGAATAGACTATATCTTCAACTATCTTTATAGTTGTTTCATACAGAGTATACAACTTATATACTACATAGTCTTTGAACCTTTTATAAGGCTGCTGATTGATCTGTCAAGTATTTCTTCTAGATTTTTATAATCTTTTCTATCAAATCTTAGAAGAGTTATTCCATTATTTTTACAATATTCGTCTTTTATCTGATCTCTAATTTTGGTGATTTTCAAACTTTCAGGATCTTTATTCCATCCTTTTTTATGTTGCTCACCATCAAATTCAATTGCAATATTATAATCTGGTAAATAAAAATCTAATCTTAATTTTTCGATATAAACCAAATCGTCAAACTTCTTTTCTGAAACAAAATTAAAATTTTTTGATTCTAAGAATGATTGAATCTTTTCTTCAGCTCTAGAACCATGTCTACATCCACATCCATATCCTGCTTTAAAATTGTAATACATTGTTTCATAAAGATGTTTACAATAAGGACATAATAAACGTAGTTTATATCCTTTTTCAGACATTTGAATTATTGATTTATTTATATCATCATCAAAAAAATCATAATTACTATTATTAACAAATTCTATTATTTCTTTTCTTTTATTAATTTCTTTACTTTTATTTACACGTTTTAATTTACAATCAAATTCTGGACATCTTGATCCTTTTTTGAATTTATCAAATCTTACTATATAATCACCATGTCCACATTTATCATTAGTTTTTATAAAAAGACGATTATGTTTTGATTTAGAATCTTCTTCTAATTTATAAAGACATTCAAAATATCTATCGGACTCATTTATTTCTAATAAATGATCTTTAATAGCTTTAATGTCTTTTATAATTCGATTTTCAGAACAAACTATATCGGAATCAAATTTTACTATAATTCCATCAATAATTTTATTTATCATAAAACTGCCCCCTAGAAACTATTTTTAATAAATTGTTGTTTCTAGTACCCAGTTTTAAATATACTTGTACAGATTTTTCCAGCAATTCTTGAAATAATTCTCTATACTATCACTAATATAGACGACTATTATTTAATCTTGGAACGTTCCTATAGCATTTAAAAGAGTATTAATATCTTGACCAAAGTTACTCATCTTAATATCTTTAGTCTTAATATCTCTCATGAACTGTTGTACTACAGCTTCAGTATCATTATCAAGATCTACCTCAACATAAAAAGCACGTTTCTCAGGTGATCTTACTAGTCTTAACATAACCTGTGAAGTTAAAACTGCTAAATATAGCTTAGCACTAAATAGAATGGATTTATAAATACTATCATAGTAATCTTCAGTACCACTACCGAAGTGTACTACTTCACTAGCTTTCAAATAAATCATTCTAACTTGTTTATTAAGTAAGTAATTCTGCTTTAGTAACTGATAGACAGTATTTTTAAAATCAGGATTTTTATTGATAAACTTCTTATCAATTTTCTTTGCCATATTCTTAACAAAGACATCAGTTATTAATCTATACTTAGCATTAATGATATCTGGTTTTTCATTTGCCTGTGATTTAAAAGAAGTAAAGATGTTAGAAGATACACTGTAACTACCAGTAGTTAGCATATCAGCATTATTTTCTAGATTCTCAATATAGTAGTAACCATATTCAAAGTCATCTAAAACTAGCTTAATAACTCTCTCAGGTTTTAGTACTTTTAATACAGAACCACCTACTCGAATTTCATCAGTAGATTTAGTTTTAGAGAAAGGATTTAGATTCTTTCTATCTTCTTTATTTTGGCTTTGGAAATTATTGAATAAGTTTTTCTTACTACTAATTCCAAATTGTTTAGATATCTCTACATTGTCTTCTAATAGACAAGATGAATCCTCTGTAAAAACAAAGTTCTTATTTAGAATCTCAGCTATATCATGTGAGAGCCTTTGTTTAGCTTCATTAAATACTTTTACTTCCTCGTTATAGATTTTTAAGTCATGTTGATAAGCTTCATTTAGTTTTTTCTTATCAGTATAATTTTTATAATCAGATATTGAAGGAGGATTATTCTGAGGGATTTTTACATTAGATAAATCAAACATTTCAGCTAGTTGAACAATTTCATCATCAGTTAAAGTAATATCTGATTCTGTTAAAGACTTATTAGTAGCTTCCATACTACTTTTATAATCTTCAGATAACATTACTTTTGAAATTTCATCGTTCATCTTTAAAACTGCAACAAATTGATCGCCTAATTTTAAAGTTTCTTTTATAATTCTCTTACATTGAGTGTCTAATTTATACTTTTTAATTAGATCCTTACAATTATCGATTATCTTAACATTTTCACCTTTATTTTCTGTAGTAGAAATAATAACATCATCTAGATAGATGTTAAAGATATCTTTAGTAAAATCATCAGGTGACATTATATTATCGACATAAGTATCCAAGGCTTGAGCCATCTGGGGTATATTCTCATAGATTAGCTGATAACTACTATAAAGTTGGAAACGTCCTGATTCTTGACTGAATAATTCATTCATAGAATAGATATCAGTATTATTTACCATACTTTCAATATCTGAAAGTTGTTTTTTAACATGTTCTGTTTTTGCAGAACGACTAGGACGACCAACATTAGAATTATGTTTCATGTTAACTGCATTAAAAAATTCTATGATATCATCACCAGTAGATTTCTTATATCTAAACATAACACTATCTATAGTATTTCTAATGTCAGAAAGATCTTTATAGTTATCATCTGCAAATTTTTCAGTAGTTCCATATAATTCAGATGTAGACAATTTAGATACAGCTCTAAATTGATCTAGCTGATCTTTTAAAGTTAATTCTTTTTTCTTATCCGCCAAAATATACTCACCTTCCTTTCTTTGAAAGTTTTATTGTATTGTTTTTGTTATATTAGATTGTAAAAGATTAAAAATTGTTAGAAATATATATTTTAATGATAGAAAATTAAAAATAACTTTTAATTAAATATTTTATACGAATGAAAAGGAGTTGCTTAATTTTGGCAAATAGTATTGAAAACAATATCTTTAACGATTTTTCATCTGATCAAACAGTAAGTGAAGTTATGATGAAGAAAAAACCGACTGAAACAGATGAAAAGAATGTTAAAAAAATCTTATTTGATTTTGGTATTAAAAAAATTGAAATTCCAAAATTTAATACACGTTTAGAACTACAACATTTTATGCGTGAAAAAATTAGAGAAAAACTAAATGAACCATAAAAGGAGGATGAAAGATGTGAGTTTCTATCAATTAGTAAAAACTATAAAATCTCAAGACTATGATGATGAGGGTAATCGTTTTGATGTAATAATGAAAGTATTAAAAGATGAAGAAACTGGTGAAAAGATAGTTGAAACTATTCCAGATCCAGATTTTACTTATTATGTAACTGATGATGATTATGTATTAGATGAACAAGTAAACTATATAGAAAAAGAAAAAGTGCGAGAAATAACCTGTTCATCTAGTAATATAGTAAAATCTGTTGCATATGAAACTGGTAATGAAGATTTCTTCTGGAAATGTATTAAGAGTAAGAAATTTAGTGCAGCTAAAGCAGTATTTCTAGATCCTAATGTACATGGTTCTGATATTGACTTAGAAGATTACTATATTGGAAAACACTATAGTAAGTATCCAGTAGAACAATCTAAGAACGAATTTACTAAAGGATTTTTTGATATCGAAGTTGATTCTATGAAGATTCTAGGATTCCCAAATCCTGCAGATGCTGAATGTCCTGTTAATGCTATTTCTTTCTTTAATGATAGCAACATGACACTATATGGATTATTCTTAAGAAATTCTGAAAATCCCTTAATTGAAGAATTTGAAACTAATCGACTAAAAGATTTCAAGAAGAGAATGAAGCAAAAGTATAAAGATAAGGGTTTAGATATAAAACTAAAACTAATCTGGTATAATGAAGAAGATGAATTATCTCTAATTGCAGATTTCTTTCATTTGATCAATCTTTTGAAACCTGACTTTGCTAGTGGCTGGAATATATTCGGATTCGATATTGAGTATCTAATCAATCGAATTGCTCAGTTAGGTGCTACCCCTAATGACATCATTTGTGCTGAAGATATTCCATATAAGTATTGTTATCTCAGTAAAGATACTAAAAATCAGGATCCTGCAGATAAAGGTGACTATTTCTCAGTATCTAGCTACACTAACTATCTAGACCAAATGTTACTGTTTGCTAACTTAAGAAAAGGTGCAGGTAAGAGAGAATCTTATTCTTTGGATGCAATTGCATTTGAAGAATTAGGTGAGAACAAACTAGAGTTTAAAAATCCAGATACTACTACAAAGAATTCAGCATGGATGGATTATGAAGAATTCATTGAATACAACCTTCATGATACAATGCTTCTTCATATGATTGAAGCTAGAAATAAAGACTTCAACATGATTTATGCTGTAGCTGCAAAGACTGAAACTAGAATTCAGAAAGCACTAAAGAAGACTGTATGTTTGAAAAATCTAGCTAGAAGATTCTATTTTGACAGAGGTTATATCATGAGTAATAACCATAATACGAATTATGGTGGACTAAATGAAACTGTCAAGGAAAGCTTCCGCGGTGCGTTTGTGGCTAACCCCTTGTTAAACAAGCCTCTAGGTTTGGTAATTAACGGTAGTAAATCTAAATATATTTTTGAAAATGTCATTGACTTTGACTTAACTTCTCTATATCCAAGTATTATTCTAGCATTCAATGTAGATGCTACTACTCAGATTGGACGTATTGAATCTGATGAATTTGATAGTCCTAAGTTAGTTGATGACATTGTAACTAGAAACTATATCAACATTGGTAAAGACTATTTTGATCTACCTAATGTAACAGATATGCTAGAATTACTAGAAAATAGAAAAATCGCATAATCAAGATTTATAAGTATATATTTTAAACTAGATTTAGAGATAGAATGAATAATCAGTGGAAGTTTTTTGTATCATTGGCACAAAAATCATTCATTCTATCTTTAAATCATCTTTTAGTTTTTGAATTAAAGAAAATCATTCGCTGTGAAAGTAACATCAAGCTTTAATGAATCAGTATATTGAAATGTATCAAAAACAAGTAATGAATCATGCTATACTATATAGTATCAAACAAATAAAATGATCTTATCTTTAATTCAAAAACAAATCACACACAGACACCAATAGTAGACTAATCGTACATTGACAGGAGGAGAAATGATTATACGTAATGGTTAATAGACTGACAGAATTTATAGCACAAACAAAAGGTATATCTACTAATAGGTATATATACTTTGACCAAGGAATCTCTTATACGTATGATGAAGAACAATTAGTACAAGCATTTACAGATTTTAAAGAGGACAAAAAGGGTGGAGAATATTTTAGTGATAAAACATTCAAGATTCAAGTAGACGAGTTTAATGATTTTCTAAAAGATTATAAAAAATCAGTTACAGGAATTAAGTTTGATGAAGATAACTCTATAGAAATCATTACAAGTATTCCAAATACAAGTCTAAAATTCAAATGGGAAAAAACAGATACAGCAAAACTAAAGAGAATTAAAAACTTTTTTGAAGACTTAAATACAGAAGTCAAAAATAGAATTTTTGATTACAATTTTACAAAAGATGAATTAACAAAGTTTATAGGGGAAAAATCTAACAGAATGTTTGCTGATCTAGCAAACAATTGTATCTCATTTACAGATGAAAATCTAACTAACTTTCTAATGATTTCTATATTTCCTAAGTATCTAGGAAAACTATTAGCTTCAACTAAAGAATTCAATCTAAAAATTTATAATACAGATAAAGAGTCTATATTTCTAATACACTATACAATTAGAAATATGAACATAACCTCAAACTACTTTGGGTTATGTTCAGATCTCATTCCATTAGAGGAAGGAGGTCTGGATTAATGCCTATCGAAGTTGAACTAGATGTAAGCGATCTAAGCGAAAGCGAAAGAAAAGGTTAATGTTAAGTAAAGTTACTAAACTTTAAATATAAAGGGGAAAGTATTTTATAATACTTTCCCTTTCTTTTTTTTTTACTTTATTTTTGAATATATATAATACATTAGATATGAAATTAAAAATTCTTAAGGAGAAATTTAATGAAAGGTAATTCTCATAAGAAAATTGGCTGTTGGGAGTGTTATTTCTGTGATTATTTGACCTGTAAAAAATTTCGAAAGGATTACAAATGTAAGCACTATAAAAAATCTATAAAAACTAAAAATATAAAAAGGAAAATGAGAAGAAAGGATAGAACAAATGAAGATACTTTACTTAAGATTAGTTAATTCAGCTGGTATTTATGCAGGCACTAGTAAGCGAGAAATTGAGATTGATTTCACTAAAGGTAGTAACAATATTGTCATGCTTTTTGGTGGCAACGGAAGTGGTAAGACTACACTAGTTAGTTCATTACACCCATTTACTGGTACATGTAATGATGAACGAGACAGATTCTTTATTGAAGGTAAAGATGGTGAAAAAGAAATCCATTATCTGCTAGATGATATAGTATATATGATTCGTCACTATACATCAGCTAAAAATAAGACTAAGTCCTATATTGCTAAGATGGAATACCAAAGTTATCTATCAAAACCTCAAGCTAAAGATGAAATAGCCGACTTATATGGTGAAGAACTTAATGAAAATGGTGGTGTTATTACTTTTAAAGAAGCTGTAGAAACTTACTTAGGTGTAGATGAGGAATTTTTTAAGATTTCTCGTATTGGCTCTAATGTAACTAACTTCATTGACCTATCTACAGCTAATCGTAAAAAGTATATCTCTACATTTCTACCAGATATCGATGAATACTTAAAGCGTTATAAGATCGTTAATGATAAGTACAAGATTATGACTAAAGAAATCAAGTATTTATCAGACGAAATACTTAAACTAGATGATGAAAATACACTAAATCTAGAAAAGAATAGATTGGAAAAACAGTTAGAAACTATAAGAAAATCCATTGAAAAGTGTAATAACAAGATTGTTACTGCTAAAACTACAGTAAACACATTAGATAAAGATGGATTACTGAAGTCTAATAGATATGAAAATCCATATACTAAGGAATTAACTAAACTAGAAAAAGAGAAAGTTAAGATTGAAGAAATTACATCTAACTATTCTCTAGAAGAAATTGAAAAAGAAATAACTGAATGTGAAAAGAGTATAACTGAGTTTAAGAATAGTATCCTACTAGTTAGTGAAGGTTTAGGTAACAGTAAGGAAAATCTAGGTACTGTTTTAGTAAATATTAAAGCTAAACAGAAACAGTTAGATGGAATGGATAATGATGATCTAGAAAATCTAAGAACTATGGAGACTAAAAATCTTAACCGTCTATACATGCTAAATGAAGAATTGGCTAAACTAGATTTATCTAATTTCAAAACAGACTCTTTACTAAATGCTAAAGGTATACCTTTACTTGCTGTTACAATGAGACAAGTATACAATGTACTTGATAGTATCGAAAGTAGAATTAGTATTGAGTATAGAAATATACTAGAAAAGATTTTCATTACAAAGGTAATGACATGGAAAGATTTCTTAAATCAGCTAAATCAGTATAAGGTCGATATAGAAGATAAAGAAAAAGAAAAAAGAAATCTAGAGAATAAGCTATCAGAAGCTATTTCTAATAAGAAATACCTAGAAATTCTAAAACAAAGACCTGCTGATTGTATTACTGATAGTTGTCCTTTCATTTCAACTGCATTAAAGTATCAGAATATTGAGGCTGAAATAGAAGAAATTTTTAAAGATATAGCAAAAATAGATAGTGAACTAGAAACTTTAGAAAATAATGTCTATATCTTTGATAGTGTTAAGGAATTAATTCTTGAAATTGAAAAAGTATATAACAATTACAAAGATGGATTCCCTCTTGTAAATGATGTATTAGCTAAAGTAAGTTTTACTTCATTCAATGATTTAATGAAGTATTTCTTAACTACATCTAAGATTGATCGTAAGTCTCTATTACTTGATGGTTCTGAGAACCTAAAGTACTTCGTTTCTCTAAATGATGAAATTTCTGGATTAAAGAAGGAAAATGAAGTAATTCAAGATAAGATCAAAGCTAATGAAAGTATTGATAAGATTCATAAGGAACTATCTAAGGAATTAAAGGAACTAGAAGACAAGAAAGAAAAACTAACAAAAGAAATTGCTAGATGCAATCTAACTATTTCTGACTATAATGAAAATAAGGATAAATCAGAGAGTAGATTAGTAGAACTTAATACAATTCTAGAATACTTTAAAGAAGAAAAAAAATTCTTAGAAAAGTATAATGAAGTAAAATCCAATTTTGATAATACTGAAAAAGTTCTATTAGAAATTTCTGATTTAGCTACAGTTGTATCTGAACAAAAGGAAGAGAAAGATTCTTATAGTAAACAGTTACCTCTAATTGAGTCTGCTTTAGATAAGGTAAAGATTAAGATTAGTAAACTAAAGGAATATACTGATCGTAAGAAAACACTAGAAGACAACTATGAAAAGACTTCTTGTATTAAAGATGCACTTAATCCTACTAAGGGTATCCCAGTGTATTTCATTGAAAACTACTTAGATAAGACTAAGTTCATAACTAACAATCTTCTAGATATTTCTCAAAATGGTAAGTTTGCCATAGCATTCGAGGTTACAGATAAAGACTTCTTCATTAAGGTCTATAAGAATAATGGTGATATTCTATCTGATATCTCTCAAGCATCTCAGGGTGAAACTGCTCTTACTTCTCTTTCTCTATCTCTAGCTTTAATCGAGCAGTCTATGAAGAAATACAACATTTTCCTATTAGACGAATTAGATGGAGCTTTAGATACAACTAATCGTAGAAGCTTTATCGATATGGTTCAGACTCAAATGAAAGTACTAAATTCTGAACAAGTGTTTATCATTTCTCATAACAATGAGTTTGAGAATATCCCAATCGATATGATTCTGTTAAAAGATAATGGAATTGATGAAAACAATAAAGATTTTATGAGTAATAAAACTGTACTTTTTAAAGTTTAAAAACGAACAAATTAATAGATCATCAATAAAATCATATTACATTTTCTATTCTTAAAGATGACATTTTTATTTCCTTTCTTTTAACTTATCCACAATTAGAGTATCTAGATTTTCTGTCTAGATACTCTAATTTTCTTTTAAAAACAATACAATAAAGTATATAGAACTTCTAATACAGAAAGAAGGTTTGTTATAAATGATTTTGAACGAGAATCAACGAGAAATGTATAAAAATTGTATATTCCTGTCAGAAACTCCTGTACTAAATAATAGATTTTCTGGTGATGTTTTCAATAGAATGATTGCTAGTTGTGCTAAGTTTGCTAAATCCATTATCACTCAAGAGAAATTTAAGAAATCTAAAATGACTGGTAATCTAGCAGAAATCAAAGAACTACTAGAACCTGATTGCGTTCAAGCTTTCATTCTAGCTGGTAGTGAAGCTTGTAGAAGAATTCTTTTACCTTTTATAGCAGAATACTTTAGTAATAAAGCAGTTACTACTAAAGAAAAGGAAGCTAAGTTAAGTCAGTTAAAGAATGATTTAAAAGAAGCTGAAAGAATTGCTAAAGAAGAATTTGATAGCAATTTAAAGAAAATCAATGAACAAGGTGTTAAGTTCTTTAAAGAAAACATAAATGAAGCTATTAAACCATATAAGCTATAATCTAGTTTATATAATTTATACTATACTTTTTTATGATAAAAATCTCCTTTTCTAACAGTTCTATAAATGTATTTTATAGAATTTGTATAGAAAAGGAGAAAATTTTATGGCTAGTAGAGAACTTAAATATACAATCATTGAACATGTTGCTGATCTATGTGAACCTGATAACAAAGGCTGGGTCAAGCAAGTCAATATCATGACTTGGGGAAACTATAAGCAAGAAGTTATTGACATTAGAAAGTGGCAGTATAAGGATGATGGTAGTGTAGTTGCTGGTAAGGGTGTAACCTTAAATCTAGATGATCTAATTGCTCTACAAAAGATCAATACTAAGAATCTAGAAAGATACTTCACTAAAGAAGATGAAGAATGATTGTTTTGAGAGTATAGGTAAATGATATAACCTATACTCTCAAAATTTTATATAAAGGAGAATCCTATATGATTACATGTGCATTTATTGAAAAGGATTTTATTGATATATTAGAGGATGTTTTTAAAAGTGAAATTGAAATCTATAAATTAAAGTTTAAGATTTTAAAACTTAATGATTTAGATGTATTATTAATGGTTATTAGTGATAATAATAAAAGACGTATGAATAGTACTGTTATGGGAACAAATATCAAATTCAAACAGACATTGAATGATGATGGAAACTATGAGTATATTATACAGATATACGATGACGATTTAGAAAGTCTATTTACAAAAATTAAGAAAACTATATTTGACATTTGTCTAATAAAGTAAGGTGGTGTGTAAATATAATGATTAAAGTAAGACGAGATTTTAACAAAACAAAACCAAGAAGTCAAATGACTGAAAAAGAATTAGAGCAAGATGATATCCATAATTCTGATACAACTATGGAAAAAATTCTTAATGCTAAGAAAATTCGTTATGAAATTCTAAATTCTTTATTCACTAAGATTCCTAAAAACATTACAACTGTTACCATGTATATTGATGTTTTTAGTATCATAAACAATCTATACAATCCAAGTATTCTTGAAAACATTTCTGCATTTAATGATGAAAAATCTTTCATTTTCTCATCAAATCTGATCAACCTAGCAGCACATTTTCGTAACTATTTTGCTACACGTAAACAGCTATACACCAATTTTGTATTTTTCTATTCAACTGAAAAGAGTGAAAAGGAACTAGAAATATATCCAGATTATAGAGAAGAGTTTTACAAGAAACGTTTAGATAACAATTCAGAATTCATTCTTATGAATAAACTGATCAAATCTAACTTAAATCTATGTGAAATTCTTACTAACTATCTACCTCATATCTACTTTGTAAATACAAAGGAGATTAATCCTAACTTAGCACCTTATCACTTTATTGGTTGTCAAGAATCAGACGAAATGGCTATTATATATTCTAATGATAAAGTACAAATGCTAAACTGTCTACAGAATAAGAATACTTATTTACTTACATCTAGTTATGGTAATGTAAACCTGTATAGTCAGAATGACTTAATAGAATTATTTTGTAAGAAAGATGAGTTTACTTTAAACCCTCAATTACTACCTTATCTATATTCTTTTAGCGGTCATAAGAAATATTCTATAGAAGGTTGTAAAGGTTATGCTGAATTAAAGACCTGTAAGCTATTCAAAAAACTATTAGATGAAAATGTAATTTCTAACATTAATTATAAAGAACCTTCTATATTTCTTAATGAAATAAAGAGTTCTATAACTCCTGAACAATACCATATACTAGAACGAAATATTTCACTATTCCATGTTCCTACCATGTATATGTCATTATCTGATAGTGAAATCTTATCTACTTTTACAGTTAAAGATTTACAAGATATGAAATCTTTAGTAGATATAAACGCAGAATATTATGAAAAATATCCTTTACATTTAGAAGAATTAATGTTAGGAGAAGAATATGAGTCGGTCTAGTATTTAAATACTAGACCGTTTTTTTTTTGAAAGGAAGGTGAATTTTTAGATATATGTCATTAAGCTCACCAATCTTATTAGGACCTAAATCTTATAATAACCAAATAAAAAATCATCATTATGTTCACAAAATCTCATTTGCTGCAATTATTGGTAGCGAAGTAATGTATCTTTCTGATTCTATTTACGAATTTAAGATATTTCAATTTTATAATGATTTCATTTTTCCTATTGTATCTGTTTCTATAAATTTGAGTCCAAATGAACACATGAAAATATGTAATAATGTAAATAATGTTAAGTTTAGACTAAATTTATATAAGATACCTATAACTGGTGATGTAGATTATGTAGTTAATGATATACATTATACTAATGCAGCTGCAGAATCTGTTTATAAGGATTTAATGTTAGAATTATCTGATTATGATAAAGCTCGTTTCCGTGATGAATCAGAACAATATAAAGGTGGCTTTATTAATGCTAAAAAAATACAAATACATCTAGAACTTTTTAAATCTGAGCATTTGGCTATAAATAAAAAACCTATTACTGGAATTTACAATAATGTTAAACTAGATAACATGTTAGTTCATCTATTATCTAAAGCAAAACAAAAAATCTTAATACAAAAGTCTAATAGAAAAAATGAAATTATGAAACAGATA